TAACTGGTACCACTGTTAGTGCATCGGGTAATGTTACAGGTGGCAACTTATTGACCGCTGGCTTGATCAGTGCAGGTGGCAACGTCACTGGTGGCAATATCCTGACCGCTGGCCTGATATCAGCTACAGGCAACATCATAGCCGGCAACTTGATTGTAGCAGGAATTGTGGTTGACAACACCGCCAATCTTGACCTACAAACCACTGCCACAAACGGCAACATCAATTTGATCACTGCTGGTACTGGCATTGTGGCCACTACAGCACCATTCAGTGCTGGTGGCAACGTCACTGGTGGTAACATCTTGACCGCTGGCTTAATATCAGCCACAGGCAACATCACAGGTGGCAATATCTTGGGTGGCGCAAACGTCAATGCCACAACTCATACAGGTGCTACAGCATCACTCAGTGGCAACGTCACAGGTGGTAACTTGTTAACTGGTGGCCTGATATCGGCCACAGGCAACGTCAACGGTGGTAACTTGATATCTGCTGCCCTGGTTCAAGGTGGTACTGTGAGTGCAAGTGGCAACGTCATAGGTGGCAACGTCAATACCAACAATCTGGTTGGAACAGGATTGACTGTTGTGTCAACCGGTGCATTGAATCTACAACCCACTGGCAACATTGTAGTCAACAGCAAGTTTATAAATGGTGTAACTAATCCTGTGCAAAATCAGGACGTGGCCACCAAGATCTACGTTGACAACGCAGTGTCAACAGCAATTTCTTATCATCAACCTGTAACAGCAGCCACTAACACAACCCTGGCCACGGCCACAGGTGGCACAATCACATACACACAGCCCAACGGAGCCGGTAACGGTGTTGGTGCATTGCTGACCACAACAGGTGCTTTTAACCTGATTGACACAGCCAACGTTCAAACAGTTGGCACACGTATCCTGGTCAAAAATGAAGCCAACGCAGTTACCAACGGTATATACACCTGGGCCAATGCCACAAACATTGTTCGTGCCACAGACTCAGACACATATGGCGCTGGCAATGTATTGGCATTTGGACTCAATGACTACTACTTTGTCAGCAGTGGCAATGTGAACGCAGGTTCAGCCTATGTGGTCAGCGCACCCACAGGAACCATTACTTTTGGCACTAGCAATATTACATTTGCGCAATTTAGTTCAAGCCAAGTTTACAGTGCAGGCACAGGTCTAACCTTAGCTGGCACTGTATTTTCTGTCAACGCAAGCCAAACACAAATTACCGCAGTTGGCACACTGGGATCATTAACTGTCACAGCCAACGTAGCAGGTGGCAATTTGACAACAGCTGGCCAAGTAAGTGCTGGCGGTAACGTCACAGGTGGCAACATCTTGACCGCTGGCTTAATATCAGCCACAGGCAACATCACAGGTGGCAATATCTTGGGCGGCGCCAACGTCAATGCCACAACACACACAGGTACAACAGCATCACTCAGTGGCAACGTCACAGGTGGCAATATTTTAACTGGTGGCTTAATATCAGCCACTGGCAACATCACAGGTGGCAACATCTTGGGTGGCGCAAACGTCAATGCCACTACGCACACAGGTGCTACAGCATCACTCAGTGGCAACGTCACTGGTGGCAACATACTAACAGGTGGCCTAATTAGTGCTACTGGCAACATCACAGGCAGCCAGTTCAATGGATCAGGTGCAGGACTGACATCCATTCCGGGTGGCAACGTCACAGGTACTGTACCAAGTGCTACTTCAGCTACCACAGCTGGCACTGTGACCACAGCGGCACAGCCCAACATCACGTCAGTTGGTACCCTTACCAGTGTAGCAGTAACTGGCAACATCACAGCAGGTAACTTGACTGGCGCCACGTTGGTCAGTGCTACTAACCTAGCTGGAACATTAACCACAGCAGCGCAGACCAACATCACTTCGGTTGGTACATTGACTAGCCTGGCAGTAACTGGCAACATCTCTGGTGGTAACATTAGCACCGCTGGTAATTTGGCAGCACCAACCGCAGCTCAAAATACCAACACCACACAGGTAGCAACTACTGCATTTGTAATTGGACAAGTCAGTTCAACTACACCTGGTGCAGTCGGAACAGCCGCAGTGGGAACAGGCACAACATTTGCCAGAGCAGATCACACCCACTCAGGTGTTACAAGCATTACTACTAGCTCAGGGTTAAGCACAAACACTGGTGCAACTGGTGCAGTTTCTATTACCAACACAGGTGTATTGAGCCTGGCCAACGGTGGCGGTATCACAGCCAGTGCAAGCACAGGAGCAATCACTCTTGGTTCAACAGCAACAAGCGCCAACACAGCCAATGCTATTGTAGCCCGCGGAGCATCAGGAGAATTTTCTGCAGGGGTAATCACAGCCACTGCAACCAATGCACGATACGCTGACTTGGCAGAAAAGTATTCTGCAGATGCCAACTATGCTCCAGGCACTGTGCTGACGTTTGGTGGCATACATGAAGTCACTGTGTCAACTCAGTACGGTGACGCTAGAGTAGCTGGTGTAGTTTCAACTAATCCGGCTCATTTAATGAACACCATGCTGGAAAGCGAACACACTGTGGCTCTAGCTCTGACAGGAAGAGTACCTACCAAGGTCACAGGCACAGTGCGCAAAGGTGACATGATGATTGCTGCTGGCAATGGGGTAGCATGTGCCTGCGCCACTCCGGTCATGGGCACAGTGATTGGTAAAGCTCTGGAAAACTTTGACGGCACCCAAGGCACCATTGAGATTGTAGTGGGTAGATTATAACAGCAATGCTTGCTCTATCAAGAGCAGCTTGCTTTGCACAGCTTCAAGATTTACTGTGCTCCAAAGACCCGGATGCATGGGCCTAGGAAATACACCAGAATTGATCCAGGCATATCCCAAGTGCTCGTGATTTAGCACAGGCACAAATTCACCAGTGACCACACACACCCATGTGTGATACTCAAAATCTCCAGCAGTGAATTTCTCCACAGGCACCAGTCGCTGATACACCGGAAAGCTGCCTAGTTCTTCAGTGCATTCGCGTTCCATGCCGCCCAGCAAGGTTTCACCAGATTCAAGTTTGCCTCCGGGTAGACCCCAGGCTCCAGGATGTTTGTGGTCATTGCGCAACAGGTATAGATATCGACCAGTGCTGGCAGAATAAAACCAAACGCCAACTGCTTTCACAACACTATGCTCCAGGTACCAGCAGGATACACACCTTGATATGATTTGATCCAGGCATCCCCAGTCCACTCATACTGTGTGCCTGTGGTGATGTTGGTGACAAATTGCCCAGCTGGCTGGTTGCTGCTGTCAAACAACACACGCCAATAGCCCCACTGATATACAATGATGTCATTGGCCTGAGCCACCAAGGGACGACCATCTTGACCCAGCCATGCCACAGCTGGAAAGTCATTGTCAGCACTGCCAGTTCCATCAACCAGCAGGTAACTTTGACCATCTGCGGCCGGGGGTAACCCAGTGTTTGGTCCACTCAACAAAGGATCAATAATGGCATCAATAGGTGGCAAGGTATTCTGTGGTGCAGTGTCAGGATCAGGATTGAAAATCACCAGTCGATCATCGTTGGGATCAACCACAAATGTGCCCACAATGGCATACTCAGTGGTGTTGGAATCAGGTGGACGATTCAATCGAATTTGGCTAATACCCGGACGATACACACCATACGCACCCAACACAGCAGGCCACAACAAGGGCGAGTTGCCCACAATGGCTGTGGGAGTCAAATTGACGTAGCTGCCATCAGGAACAACTGTGGCATCGTACAGTACTTGAATCTTGTTGTCAATCACAACCAGTTTGTAGTTCCAAGGAGTGAACATCTGGCGGGTACCCAACAACAAATCATTGTTGGTGATAGAATCTGCCAGATCGCCCTGGTCATCAAATATACCAGACACAACCCGCTCTACCACGCCCAGTTTCTTGACCATGGCTGGAGAACTGATCCAGATTGGAATGCCAAATGTTATGGTCATGATGTCAATGGGATTGTCAGTGCCCATGGGAATGGTGCGACTGGTCCAGTTCACTCGTTCTAGATCTACTATAGTCAAACTGGTCCAGTCAATGTAGTTGTCAGTGGCCTGTATCTCCAGGGAAGGATTAAACAGCGTGGCAATTTGCTCAAATATCTGCAACTTTTGATTGGTGTTAGATGTCCACACATCTAAGTTGATGGTCATGCGATAGGGCACTGGCATGAGTCGTTCAATACTGAACGCATTGCCCTGTGTGGTTTCGTAAGTTTGACTGAAAGAATCATATGTGCGCTGACGCACAGCAGTCTTGCTCACAAAGTAAGGTTCCTGCATTCTTGGACGATCATATTCCATGCCTGTGATATAGAATGACATCATGGGCGAAGAAGGCATGGAATTGGCCGAGTTCTCTTGAATGATGGTTTGAGCGTTGCGACTAGCATCTCCGTATCGCACCGGGACTCTCAAATAGGCCGCGTTCTCGCTGTTGGCTTCACGCCCATACTCTACTTGAAATCCTGTGAAAATTCTGGTAAATTGCAGCAGGAACCTGCGTATCTGTTCGTCGTAAAAGAATTCTTGCATGATCAATAGTTAAAGGTTGTTGGAGGTGGGTTTGGAGGTTTGTTGCCTCCTTGGTCACCGTTGTCAGCTCTGGGTCGGAGAATTTCACTGAGACTCTGACGACTGGGAATGTTGCCCATGTCTGTGGTGGGCACAGTGTAGGGATTGTTGACAAAGCTACTGCGCAGAGTTTTGTTGTTGAATCCGTTGTTGAGATCATTGCGTACCTTGCTCTCAATCTTGATCCAGGCTCTACCATTGAAGCGGAACAGTCGGTTGGGAAAATAGTCCAGTCGCAAGAAAAAGTCTCCAGCCAAGGGCGTGGGCGGGAAGCTGACTCCGGCACCAGTGGGCAACCCATTGGGAGGGATACCATCTCCAGTTAGATAACCCACAGTGTAGCCATCGGCCTTGGGAGTCACACTCATGCCACCCTGTGTGCCATCCACTGTGTCTCCACTTTCTGAAGTAAGAGAATCAGGATTGGCTGGTTGTCCATCAATTGTGGTGGGTAACACATAGAAGTTTTGCACATCGAACCCGCTGAGTGGCACTTCAATGTTGGCCTGGGTAACAATGGCATCGTTGATTTCCTGGTCCTTGGTACGTGTAGTAAACACCTCGCTCTGAGTGGGAGGCGAGTATTCCATCCAGTAAGTGGTGTTGGTAATGTCTGTGCCTGCAGGAACATTGATCTTGGCAACATAGTACACATCACCTGCGTTGACCACACTGCCTGCAGGATAGAAATTGTCATTGTCCCAGATTTGCTCACTCACAACTGGTTTCTTGAGTATGTCTTTGTATTCTTGTGCATTGGTCAGCGGTGTGGCTTTCACACGCCACAAGTGTGGTAACCAAGTTTGGCTGAATCCTTCGCTGGCAAATGCTGCATCCTGTATCACATAGTACTTGGGCAAGGGTTGTGGTATGGCAGCGTTGAGCGGATTGTAGTCTCTGAGATTGGGAACTTCCAGCACATCACCGTTCATGAGCTTGCGCTGAAATGTGTCAATCATGTCGTTGTAGTGAAATGTGATGAACAAGGTGTCGTTGTTCAAAAACAATCCAAACTGACTTAAATCAAAATCCACGTCCTGAGTGTTGTAAACCCCGCGCATGATGTAGATATCAGGATCGTACACACGATCACGGTTTTCCAACAACAACAAGTCTTGTATGTGCAAGGGACTCTGAGTGTCATACGTGGGCTGGGTTGCATCAGCATTGCCTGAAAAAGCTGAATCTTCCCCGCCAGTGACAGGACCCATGTATTTGTG